CAGTTATAATCTGCCTTTTGCTAGTCACATCGGTTCCTGCTGTCTGAACTTGGAATCTAGTCCTTCCCTGCGTATCCCTATCCACATATGGAAGAACAACATTTGAAACCTCAAGATCTATTACTGGATTTATGTCAATCGATGTAATCGGGGATGTAGATTGGTTCAATGATACTGCTGTTGTTGCGCCCCTGCGCTCAACATTCATCCTTACCGGAGCGGTAGAATAATCAAACCACACCATTGTATCAGGGCAAATCCTAACAAGCTCGGAGATTACCTGTCCGCAGGTCGATTGATTAAGAGTAATTCTTGGCACAACAAACATCGCATCAACAGATGATCCTTGAGCAATCGTGGCAATGGGAGCGCCAAGTGCTGCTGATCTATTAATTGCCGCCTCGATGCTAGTTTTTAGGTCTTGTCCGGCACTAGCCGTACCGAAAACATATGAGATTCGTTCTGCTGTCGCGCTAGTCCCATCCGTCATTGTGGATGTGAATGGTATCTTCTCAAGCCACCACCATGGGCCAGATACCGTCACTTGGCATTGATGCTTTCCTGAGTCTATTACATTGCGGACATTGGTGACATTACCTGAGAAGAATCGAACCCCATCCCGGTACAGGATCATTTCCTGCCGCAGATCAGGAATTACTGCCGATGTCAATGATTCTGGGGTAATCGTAAATGTAAGGACATCCGCCTCAAGACTCTTGAAGTCCAATTTAGCAGAATCAATTTGAGCGGCAGCAAGCGTCCTTTGCGTTGCATTGAATGTGCTACCAGTCTGCCCGGCAATTGTCCAATTTACTGGCATAATTACTCTTCCGTAACTTCCTGAGTTTGGATGTCAACAGTAAATCCGATATTGTATGTAACAATAAGTGATGTAACAGATCCGATGGAATTGTTAATTCCAGTTGTGCGACCGACAGTCATTCTAACAGGTGCATCACCTTGGGCGGAATACTCAAAGTATTTCTGGTACATTTGTTCGCAGATGCCCAATAGAACCCGGCGGATGTCACCAGATGAAACCTTACCAGTTGTTCCAGATGGGGCTTGCCCGGTAGATGTGAATGTAGTTCCAACGGCAGCGCCAACTGGCGCACCAATGCTTTGCCAATCAGTATTACCCAAGGTTGTGATCGTGTAGCTTAGACCAGTAACCAAATTCAAAGGATCGATGTTCGACGCTTGGCCAATCTCAGCATTGGATAGGTTCGATGATGATACGAAATCACCCACATCGAATGAAACAACTCCAGTAGATGTATCCCCGGTGTAGTTTGCGCCAAGGTATTCTGTTGGTAAAATTTTGGTAGACATGTGATTAGTTGGTTAATTTTTTTATCTTTGTGGCAATGCTAGGCTATTTACTCGCGAGCGCAAATCGGAGATCTGCCTTTGAATAGCATTTGTCTGATTCTGAAACGAATTCATAATCGAAATCAATTCAGTTACGCTAGTCGTATTATTTGTGATCGATTGCCGGATCAATGGAGATAATGTCGCAAGAGATGCAGTAGTTGTAGATATTTCATTCTGAGTGATGCGCTGATCTTGTAAGGCTATATTAAGATTGCTGAGAGCAGTTGCCTGTTGTTGATTTGCTGGCTCGATTCCAGCGATCATACCCTCAACCTCAGTAGCAAATACTTTTGCCTTTTCCTCTGCCGCTTTAGCCTGAGCTTTTACATCCTCAGATGCCGCAATTTCAACAATCGATGCAATCGAGGTCGATACATCAGATTGAGTTTGGCGCAATTGTGACTCAGCTTGCTCAAGTTGCTGAGTTGCGGATTCTACCGCTTGGCTTAACTCACCAGTTGAAGCTACGGCCTTTTCAAGCTCGCTGATGCGATTCTCGATTACGGACATTTCAGTCCCTAGAACGCCAGACTGAATTTCTGCCTGAGCAGCCCTTGCAGTTGGAGAAGTCGGGCCTTTCATCATGAACCCGCTTTCCCCTGAAATCAATGAACCAAGAGACTCACCAAGGGAAATCCGCTCTTTTGCCTGTTCCTCAAGAGCGTCACGCTGATCCCTCAGAACCTGCAATTTATCCCTCTCGGATTGAAGTAGCGACTCGGATTGTCCCTTTGCCTCTTTTTGTTTTGCCAGTGCATTCTCAGCAATTTCAGCAGCATCTTCCGCCGCTTGCAGCTTTAACTGCTCTTGCTGGATTTCTAGAGCAACGCGAGCAGCCCTGTCATCAGACGCTTGCTTTTCCTGTGCAGCAAGATCCTTTACCTTGCTGATGTTTTCGCCCTTTAGATCCCGGATTGTCCTCTCGGCATCGATCAGATTATTGAAAGAATCAAGAACCGCGCTATTATAGCTGATCTGATTTTGAGCGGCATTCAGAACCTCATCGGCAAGCATCTTTGCCGCATCCTTAGCCTGATCGATCTTTGCCTTGCCAAAATCAATATCCTCTCGGATCGCTGCGGCTGCATTCTTCCCGATCTGGTCGATCGTATCAGCTAGTTCCTCAGCTTTCTCCGATGCCGATTTGGCATCATCTCCCATGTCCAAGAAAACCTTTGCTGCAATAGCTCCGACTGCAAGTAATGCACCAGCGATAGCCCCTCCCGGGCCAAATACTCCAAGGAATTGCGGGGCTTGTTGAGCGAATGCCGTAAATGCGCTGGTTCCCATGGAAACCTGAGTCGCAAAGTCTTGCACCTGATAGCCAGCTTGAGCGGCGACTTGCCCCACACGCCCAGCCCCGGCTGATGCCGCAGTAGACGCCGCTGCCGCTTGTGTATTAGCCGTAGCCAGCTTATCCATCGCAGCAGCAGCTTGCGTAGCACCAGCCGTATTAGCCGTTGTGCTGATGTCAATGTTGACCTTCTTCGATGCCATATTATGGGGCAGTTAAGCGTCCGGTTACGGATGTGTTGAGCAGAACGGATGTGCCTACTTGTGATGCGGCAACGGAAACATTTGCGTCATAGAAAACAACTTCATACCAATAACTAAAACTAGAACCAGCAGTAGTATTTACAGATGTAGGAGCATTTGTTATTCCAGTTCCACTTGTCTGAGCAATAGATATATTCAGGGTGGTGTCATTTCCCGCATATGGGCTACGCCTAGTAAGAATCAAATCATTACCCGATCTTGATGCAGTATAATAATTTGAAATTTCATTAAATCGATTTATTCTTTCAACTGCTCTTTGAATCCATACAGATGGGGTTTCACCTACTGAAACATTATCATCTAATATCCAAGGGTTAATGTCAATCCCGGCTGCTGTTACTGTATATCTAACAACACCAGCGCCTGTTACTGTTCCAACACCAGTTGCCGTTTCGACCTGCCTAGTTCCCATGCTGCCATAGATCGGAACAGTTAGCTTAAATGTCATTCCTTGCTGGTTTACTAATCTACTCTGCAAGGTTAATAAATAATGCCCAATTGATCTCTGCGAGTGCGATACAAGTTGATCGGGGAAATTAAACCGACTATCAAACGACACATTTGCCATTGTGCCGGGACGCCAGAATTGACGCCCCCAAGTGCCGCCAACATAGGATACCGATTGGAATTGGCTATCATACGAGATGCTGAGATTTGATGTCTCAGCACCCGGGCCTTGATCCCATCCGGCAAGATCGATGATCTTATTGCCTATGAATGCAGCAGCGTACATTATGCGACAGCAGCAACTGTGAACAATGCGGCAGGAACACCAACTGAGAATGTCCGGCGAGCAGACATGTTAAGTTGTCCGAGTCTGTTTTCAGTTGGGCTAAAGCGTTTCTGGATGTCGAGGATCTGAACGGCAGCGCAGTCGAAATTCAATCCGCCTGATGTGGTTGTGCTGATGTCGAGCGTAACATTGGCAAGATCTTCACCAGCATCAAGCGATCCGAAATATGTATCGAATGAGTTTTCAGCTATTCCAGTAGGAATGCAGCTAATGTTGCAGCCAAGGTTTTGCAAGCTCATATCAACAGTTCCAATGCCGTCAACCATGATCGGGTTAAGGCCAAGATCGAATGAGACTTCAAATCCTGCCTCAGAGTAGAATGTAAGTGATCCGCCAAGCGTTGCCGTGTATGGAGCGGTAACGAGTTTGCTAGGATCGAATGTTGCGCCAATCGATGCGCCAGCGCCAACCGAATAATAATCAGAAAGCAAGTTCGGGTTGCCTCCAACATCAAGCAATCCGGTAAATTGAACCGATCCGAATGCCGTGTTGTTAGCCGTACAGCGGATGCTCGGCATCTGAGTAACCGCAGCATTGCGGATCGTGTAGGTCGCATCAGCAGCGGTAATCACAAGCGGCTTATCAGTAGATCCATAGATTGATGCGCCGATTGTTGTTGATCCATATGGGAAAAGAACAGTCAGGGCTTCAATCTCACCGACTGGTTCAAATTCAACAACCACTTGGAAGTCCGACTTTGCTTTACCGACAATGCCGTAAGCATCGGTTTCCTTGTCAAATGTCGAATTGGTCATACTCAGGGTAACTCCACCCTTGCTGTAAAATGTCTGCGAATCGTAAGTGATTTTGCACGGGCCGCGAACGATTGTGGTGCGATCAAATGTTGCCATATTATTATCTTTCTGGATCTGTATTGGTTAAACCGATTGGTATTGTGAATGTAATGACCTGCTGAAGCATCGATTCATTCGCCTGTTGCGACATGGCATCGAATAACATAACACCACCAGACAATGCAAGCCCAGATTTGTCTAGTGGCTGATGATGATGAAGGATCCTGCAAACCGCCTCAGCGATTTCCGTGCAGGATGGTTGATTGCTGCCCCTTGATCTCCACAATGATGGAATCTCGGAAACTGTAACTTTGAATGATGAATTGTTAAGATACGGCCCGGGAGTGTCCGGGGAGTCGGCATCTGCGGAATCGAAATTAATCAGGGCAAATGCCCCTGCGGTCTGCATCGCATTCAGGATCGACTTCTCAACATCCTTCTGATCCTCGATCAAAACCGGGATCTTTGGGACAGTTCGGAAGTATTCATGATCGGCCAAGGTTTTGGCCATGCTTTCCACGATCTGGCGGATGATGCTCATGGGGAAGTAGAGAAATCCATAATCCGGGATCCTCCGTAGCGGAATGAGGAATTGCTGGAATAAGAGAAAGAAGATGCCCCGGGATCGTCTGAATCGGCATCATTCTTTGCTAGGTCATCAAGGTAGTTTTCCGCTTCTTCAACGGAATTCCTGCGGTCATCGCCATTGAATTCTGCGAGTGACGGGAATGCGTCAGTCAGCAAGCGCCTTGCGAGCGTGTAGGCGTGACGCTGAGCGCCCGGAGGCACGAATACGCCAGTATTTACCAGCGGAGGCAGTCCGCGCTTCCTGCGGCCCGTATTGACCCGGGAAACGACATCCTGCGCGACATGGGAAAGAACCTCTTCGACTTTGGATTCAGGCGCTGGCGATTCATTAAGAAGCGCAGCGATTTCATCCGATCCTAGTCGGCCTTGTAATCCAGCAAATGTAAGTGCAACCCATGCCATGGTATTATTGAGAAAATGCCGCTGATCTGAGGGAAAATGAATAAACCCCAGACCAGCGGCATGATTAGCAACCCACTATCAGAAAAGAAGTTTGGTCACAAAGGAACCAGAGAAGGTTCCGGCGGTCGCACTAGCAGTTTGCGCGATACGGATGTATCGGCGGGTCGATGGGCTAGTACGGAAGCGGATCGTCTTGGCTGCAACGCCAGCGCCACCCGAACCAGTTTGGGTAGTGGCGATGGATGGATCAAGGACAGCAAAGTCAGTACCATTGGCGCTGTCTTGCAGCGTGTAGGTAATAACCGATGCGTTGTTGATGCCAGCGGCAGCGGGGGCAGCTACTTCCACAACGAAATCCTGAACATCACCACCAAAGGTTTGCTCAAGGTCAAAGACTGCGGAGTTAGCGCCAGCTTGGGCGATTGCCACCGACGAGGTGTAGGCGGCATCTTGTTGATTGCGATTGAATTCAAAGGCCATTGTCGTATATCTTTCTAGTTAGGATTAAGCAAGCGCCTCAGTATCAACGATCGAATCGGTGATGATGATCGGGATACCGAACGATTCGGTTGGAGTGCCGGGGAGGATACCAGTAAAGGCTTCCTGCTTGGTGCTGGCGGTCATGGTGCGGCTCGTCTGAAGTTGGAACGCAGAACGGCGGCTCATGAGAAGATGCGTTGGGCGCTCGCCCACGGGGAACTTGCTGAGAAGTTCAGCGATCTTAGCATCAGTCACGCCCTTGCCGGAGTCGGCGGTGCATTTCTTGATGCGTCCGATTGCATAGCGGTTCACGCACTGAAGGCCAACCCAAGCGGTAAGATCAGCGATGTAAGCGGCAAAGCGGTTGCCGGATGCGTCTGCTGCGTCACCTTCGCGGAACGGGCTAAGCTCAAAGCTAGTGCCGTTACCATAGACATACTGAACGCCTTGGTTGCCAGCCTTGATGGCGTAAACCGATGAACCAGTTCCAGAGGTCGTACCACCAGCATCAACCACAAGCTCGTCACCGAAAGTGGTGATGAATTCCTGAAGGCCGATGAAGCCCTTGCTGCCAGCGTTGCGACCATAGATCGTTTGCGAACCGACAGTCGAGAGAGCGGCACGCATCACGCCAGCACCTTCAATGGCCTGAAGTGCTTCCGGGCCGTCCTCATAACCGCGAGCCACAGCCTTATCGACTTCGATGCGAGCGGAGAGGATGAATGCTTCGACGAGACGCTCAGCAAAGTTCGATTTGCTTCCAGCGGTTCCTTCGTTAGCGGAACGGAAAGCAACGGATGGGCGCGAGTTGCGAATGACAGTCTTATAGCTGGTTCCGCGAATCGTGCGGGCGGGGATCGTCACAACTTCAGGGGAAGCGGTGGCGACTTCTTCGATCAGGCCAACAACGGGATCAGCGCCGTTGAGCTTGGCAAGATCAAGCAGAGTAGTGTTATTAGGCATATATTTGTGTTATTTGGATTGTTGTGCTTTGAATGCTGCCTCGACGCGAGCAAGCCCGGTCAGTTCAACAGCAGGGGTTTCTTCGATGCGACCAGCAAGGATCGTGGCTCCGTTAATGGCTTCATTGCCCGGAAGCGATGCGAGAACCTTGGCGGCTTTTTCGTCAGTGAGAATTGCGGTTTTCCAGAACGATTTAGCATCCTCATCTTGAGGAGCAATGCGCCCGGCTTTGATTGCTTCATCGATTACGAGATCAGCGGAAGCCATGGCCTTGTCGCCCATTTGCTTCTTCATGTCTTCGTATTCCGATTTCAGCTTGGCGTATGCCATCTCCATGTCAGCAAGTTTATCCTCAGCGGATTTCTTTTCAACATTAGCGGCTTCGACTTGTTCAGCCATCGATGCCGACTCGCGGAGAGCGGCAAGATTTGCCTTTGCGGTTTCGAGTGCGGTATCGGGCGATTCGCTCGCCTCAACCAGACCCAATTCGATCAGTTGTTCGGTCATATCAATTTGTTCGTTGTGAGATGCGGCAATGCGCGGGATTTCCTCAAATGCTGGATCATTTACCAGAGAACCAATTTCACCACGCTTTGCGAGGCCGATCGGAACGCCATCTTTGGAGAGGAGGAAAGTAGGGGAAAAATATGAGTAATCGCGGCCTTCGACAGCTTTGCGTCCGGCTTCAGTCCATTCAACATCAAGGACAAGACCAACGCCATCCTCATAGCGGAATTCCTTGGGAATGAATGATGCAGCGCCTTGCTTGTGATCGAAACCAGCAAACGGGCGGACATTCGATTCAAATCGCTTGTTGAGATCCTCGGAGAATGAAGCAGCAACTCGGGAATCCACTAGAACATCAACCGATTTGGCCTTGCCTCCGACAGTTGCATTGATTCGATGTTGTCCCTCAGGGAGATAGACAATCGATCCGGCCAAGTCTGATAGCTCGGACTGGATTGCAGCGGTTACAATGTTTGAACTGCGAAACATCAAGGGGAGATAATCATAGAAACTCATATATGTCAACTATCGAATTGGGCTATAAGGTAATCGAGAGCGCCATTCAAGAATGCGTCAGTATAGGACTGCTCAGGCGGCAAAGCATTCTTCCATGGTGAATGTGTTATTGATTTCTTGAGCGCATAGATTGCGCGGATTCCGTTAGGTGCATTTGGATCTGCCTCAGCCAATACACCCTTAACCCGGAACAAAGGGCTAACCCGGTTTGAGTATTCCTTTGCGGTCTTGGCATGGGCTTCAGGTACAAGCGGAATAGTCAACGCCCGCTTACGCTTTGCCCGAATCACGCCACCCGTAACTTTATGGGCGAAACCAGTTGTCGAGTTGCTAAATGTGACCTTGTTATTATTCGGCTGCGATAAGCTCCATCCACGGGCGGTTCCTTCCCACCACCTTGTTTGCTCACGCCCCGGGCCATGAGTCGGCAGGGATGGGTTAACCCACTTCGTCCGCCCGGCCATGGCGTAGTATTTCCTGATTTCCTCGATAGCATCCTCACCGCCCTGCAATACAGCAGCCCGGCGAACAGCAGGGGTAGCGAGCTTCAATGCTGCTAACTTAGCCTCATCCAGACCAGTTGCCTCAATCGTGATGAATGATTTACCCGTCTTTAATGCCATCCTCGATTCCTTTCAGCATCGCCTTGCCAATCTCATCCTCAAGTGCCGATGTTAGCGCCTGAGCATTAAGCATCCCATACATCTGCGGGATTCGCTCGATTACCTGCTCAACCTCACGGATAAATGCGCCGATAGTCATGCGCTGCGACTTATCCATCAGATCTGCTAAAACCTGATCAACCGGGGCGAGCCATTCACCCGCCACATCTCTCAATTGCTCATCGGTCATTGCCGGAATCTAGCTTATCAACAATCCGCTTTGCCCATGCGTAACCAGCATCGCCTCCCCACCCATTCCACGCTTGCCAGCCCTTTCCTTGCTTATCCCAAGTCGATCCTTTCTTATCAACTTCATGGCGCTGGAAGTAGGAAACCATCCGGCGCACAGTATCCTCGGACAATTCCGCCCGGTTTGAAATGTCACGCGCACGGGCGAGTCCGACTGATGTCATGCCCCGCTCAGATTGCGGCTTTGCCCGACGAATTTCTAGGGCATTTATTGCGTTACGGGCCATCTCTTCAGTCGGGCGTAAGTCAACTGATAAGGCGGACTCAACTTCCTCGACATCAGGCAGATCTGGAACATCTTCCGGTTCTGGCTGCGGTACATCCTCAGTATCAGGTTCCGGCTCAGGCAGATCAGGCAACTCATCATCACCAAAAACCTCTTCGCCTTCAATCGGCATTGGGATACCCAATTCCTCATAAACCCAAGCACGGGGCATCTTAACCCCGATCTCATTGTAAATCTTAACCCGCTCGGCAATGGCTTTTTCATCCTTAGGAACAGGAATCTCAAGCTCACAATGTGGCATATCCTCGGAAGCGACCTTGCCGAAATTCATCCGCACGATTGCCGGAATCAATTGCGTTGTGATGATCGATGCCACCCATGAGGACACAGATTGCAGAACCTCATCCCGGATACCGGAATGAACATCGCCCAATGCTCTTGATCCCGTCCCGGTGTTATCGGTCGTGAGCGTTTGACCCAGCAATAGAATATCACAAGCACGATCAGCAACATCCATCATGTGCGATTGCGGGAGGTTATCCCCACCAGTCACAGCGGAATGGATCTCGAAATCAACACCCGGCCCGGTAGCGGCCCAACCGGATGATCCGATCGACTCCAGCATATCCTCTGCCTTGTTAAGCGCATCCTCAGTCCCGTCAGTCTTTGCTGTCCGCATCGGGATGCCGAATAACTGCGAGAATTGCATCAACCAACCAAGGCCATAGACAGATGCCAACCAGTATTTAGTCAATGCCCGGAGGTTAGCCGAATGGATCGGATGCGTTCCGCCTTGCGACCATACGCCGATCAAGAAACGATCAGGCGGGAAGTCAACCAGCGATGCGTAATTGACGCCGCTTGGGGAAATCATGAGCCGATCAACATCATTCGATGCTGATGGATAGGCGAGATACTTTGCAGGAACCGGGGCATAACAACGCGGGCTAATGACGCCATTCTCGGACTGCCAGACGATCTCCAGTACGGAAATACCCTTAGCATAAGCATCGATGATAGCCTTAACCATGCCGGACAGATCCAACTCCCAATATCCCGGGCGGGGAGAGTAGGACTCAAGCGCCCGTTCTACTGTCTCATAAATCTTAATCGCCGCCGGGGTTGGTTCCTCAGCATCCTCCCGGACTGCTGGCTTGATTTCAAGTTCCAACCTAGCTACCGCGCCAGCAACCTCATTCAATGCCTTACGCAAGCGAGGCCATGTATCGAGCATCAAACGGAACAAGCGATCTTGATCCTCTAGCTTACCAGTACGGACGCCGCGCAAGATCGTGCGAACCTGATCCGGGGTTACATTTGCCAGATCGTAATCATTGGTTCGGTATTGTGCCGGGATAGGCCAAACAACACCTTTGCGCTCGTCGATAGTCATGTGAGGTTGTCGAGTTAACATATTAGTTTATAATTGGCAAGCCCTGAATCTTACATGGAATTAAACCCTGATCGGCGCGGGGATGAGAAGTCAGATCGGCGTGATCTAACTGGATCATCACCAGTCATCATGCCCTGCATTGATGGGCCGCAGACAATGCAGCCAAGCAATGCGTCTGCCCGGTCAGGGGACTTCAGCCCGGATGCTCTCATGGTTTCCTTCGATTCAACCCTTAGTTTGCCATTCTCGCTCCATTCGGTCTTGCGACTGGTTAGCTGCTTGAATGCAACCTGATCCAATCCATCCAACCTAATCCGGCCCCGCGCAATTTCCCGGCATCCTACATGCCATACCTCGCCAATCAGGTTCATATACTCATTCGGCTCACGCGATCTTGCGCCGCCATGGAATCGGTTGATCCGCCATCCATGCTCGGCAAGCGCATCGATCATTACAGTACCCAACCCATCAGCATCACCCCAAATTTGCGATGCCTTCAATTGCTCATCCTCAAATGCCCTGATGAATTGCCGGACGCCCTGCATGGCATCCTTCTCAGCCCATGCCTTAACGATCCGGGCGGAGTTACCCCGGCGAACGGCAAGGACATTCTCATCCCGCCCGGCTGCAAAGTCACAGAATGCAACCACGGTATCACCATGCGGATCAGGCGGATTGTCAACCGCGCTGATCAGCGCATCGCTAGTCAGGATCAATCGATCAACATCCTCGGCAAACTCAGCAAGGTGCATTGACCTGAAGATCGGATGCTTCTCCCCATAGACCTCAAGATCCCTATCACGCTTTTCCGGGTCGATGTGGGGGCATTCATCAGACCTAGCCTTGACCCTGCACCAATGTGAGGATTCCTCATGCTGCGAGCGGAAGAACCATCCCATCGGAGCGCCCGGGGATGATGCGGCAAGGATCCGGTTTGTCGTGCATCTGTCAACCGCAGCCTTGATGCCGTCCGGGATCGTCTTAGCCTCATCTAGCACATACAGGACAGGACTATCATCAGTCCTATGGTATCCCTCAGCCCGGCCCGGGTTGTCAGTCGAGAATCCCGATGCCCATCCGCCCTCCGGGGTTCTGATCTCAGCCTGATTCCATGTCCACCCTTGGAATAACGGATGCCCCCGATACTTCTCCATGGCTGGCCATAGCTGAAGCAGCACCTGCCTCCATGATCCCGATGTGACAGGGATCCGGCCTTTAGGGAACATTGCAAGCCACCAGAGAATTGCCGGGGCAATCACGGCAGCAGTTTTGCCTGATCCGTTTGCAGCGACTAGGGATGTACGGGGATGATCATTGATACCCTTGAATGCCTTGATCTGCCAGTCATACGGACGCAGCCCAAGGACACCGAATGCGAACGGGCCAAGATCAAGATCGGGTTTAATATCAGACATCGATTGCGTTCCAGCGTTTCTTGAATTCCTTAATCTCGCCATCATCGGTATTGATGATCGAGTTATTCTGAACATTCACCTGCACTTCCGGGCCATCAAGGGTTGACCAGTTCGCGCGGCATTTGAGCCAAAAGATGCAAGCAGTCAGGGCTTCTTTGGAATCGCTCATGGCAATGTCATACAAGCGCTTAGCAATTTGACTGGTTGCTTTTGCCCTGCCTTTGCTCATGTCATCATCATAATACTTGCGCAGCGTCTTCTCATCGATTCCGATTTGAGCAGCGATCATTTTCTGCGGAACACCGATACCGCACAGGGTAGAGATCAGGCGTCTGTTTTCGTCTGTCGGTTCGTGGGGATTCATGGGATAAAGTGCATATGGCAATGAGGGCATTCGATCGGTTCCTTAACATCTTGGATCTTATCGCCATCATCACTATCAGACTGGATAGGTTCAGCCGGATTCAACGCAGCCTCAATCTCCCCGGAATCAAACCCGATCAGATCGAGGTCGAAATCAGCCTCACGCAGATCGGCAAGTTCAAGCCCGAGCATTTCCTCATCCCAACCTGAGTTGAGCGCAATTTTATTGTCAGCAATAATGTACGCCCTCTTCTGCGTCTCGGTCAGATGCCCCAACCGGATGCAGGGAACCTCAGTCAGGCCCAACTTCCGCGCAGCCATGACCCGGCCATGACCAGCGATGATGCCATCCTCGGAATCGATCAAGACAGGATTGGTGAAACCGAATTCACGGATGGATGCGGCAACTTGGGCAACCTGCTGATCAGATTGCGTCCGGCTATTCCTGGCATAGGGGATTAGCTTGTCTAGTTTTATCGATTCTATTTTCATAAGTGGGAAGTGTTAGGGACGGATAATGTCGATAGTTTCCATGATCGATACATTAAGAATGGCATCCTCATAACTCATGCCAGCATTGACCAACGCCAGTATAGCCGACTGCTCAGACTTATACTTTCCATTGGCCAAGTCATCTATGATTGAATTTATCTTCTCGGTGTCCTCAGCCATTTTCTTGCTTTTAGTATTTTAGTTATCTCCTGCCTGATCGGTTCAAAGTCATCATCATCCCATTGGTCTGGATACCTTAATCCGCTGACACCAGCGGTTTGCCTTCCTCGCAATGCTGCCATCATCTCAGACTCATTGGATTCCACAGCAATATACTGGAAGTAAGCTCTAGCGAACATCTCATCATTCTGCATGAAGTACTTCCTAGACCTGGGCTTGAGTCTTTTGTCTGCTTTGATCTCTTGTATTTTTCTGGATGATTTTGCCGCTTTAATGAATCCTTCAAATTCAGGCGATCCAGATCCCCATTTGTTATCATAAATTGCATCTATTATAACCCTATCCGGGTCGCCACTCCGGAAACCATGATGATCTAGCCAATGCCCAATTTCATGAGTCATTGTATCAACAACAGTCTTAGATTTGTTTATCTCGATGTATTTTCCATATGGGGAATAAGCACCATTCCTTGTTGTCCTAGTTGAAAACTTATCAATCAACTCAATATCTTTAAGCGGCCCATCACCATGGATAGAATCGATGATCCTCAGCACTTTCTTAAATTGCTCCTCTAATCCCGCTCGTAACTTCCCAGATGTCGTTATTTTCGATGATACATCAGAACCAATTTGTTTTGGTGGCGCAACAACAGGAACCGGAACCGGAACCGGAGCAGAAGTCGGCGGCATCGCCCCGCCACCCCTCAGCGCCTGAAGCGCCTCCAGCGTCAATTTACCATCCGGCCTGACAGCCTGTGGGCCAAGTCTGGATGTAATCGTATTGATCGCCCGTTGCCTGATCTCTGGCGTGATGTCATCCACATCGGCAGTCACGCCTTTGTTGAATCGAGCGGGCAACTTCACGCCAAACTGCGTAAGATCAGGCGGCATGATCTTTTCTCCGGGCTTGACCAGTCCTAGCTTCTCTGCCCGGGCGCGGCTCACCGGGAATGTGGTCATGAATGAATTGAACCCCCACGGCCCCCATGGAACGCCAAACCCTCCGATCTCAGCGGAATTTTGAGCTAACCAGAAAGCAAGGTCATCATAGCGCCGCACAGCGCCCTCATTTGCGACATGGAGTGTACGGGGAACCTTAGCGCCGGGTGTGCGAACAAATTCAGCAGCAGGGAAGCGATTGATCCTGATCGGATCGGCAACCCGGGATTGATAGATGGCGAAATCCTGAGCCTGAGCGGTATTCGTGTTAAAAATCAGTTTCAGCCGGGATGCGGATGCGACATTCTGGATCGATTCGTTCTTGAAGTCGGCGGGAGTCGCCAGCCCCTCGCTGATGAGCAGTTCGGATGCTTTCTCCCGGAACTTAGCGAGGCCGGATTCCTTGAATGCGGTTTCGGTCGCCCCGGATGGCGTCAGGATCGTTTCTACGGCCCCTGACTGCCAGTCCAGCAACATCGAGCGCATCCGATGCAAAACGCGCGCAGAATTGATCGTAGAGCTAAAGAATGCCCTTTGCCGGATTGCAGGTGCTACAGACGCCCAATCCTGCGAGTTGAATGGCCCGGGAAATACTTTCCGGGCAGCAAGGTATCTAAGGCCATCGAGGTAGGTCTGCATTATCGTCCTTCAGTTTGCTTTTGGATGGCAGCGAATGCTGATGCAGACGATCCGGGGATTGATGTCATCGGCCTTGGCTTGAGTGGTCGGATTTTGTGAGGGGTTGCAAATCGCGCTGCATTAGCCGCCTCAGCCTTTGCGATGAGTCGCAATGCGTAAAGAGATGGGCGGATTTGTGACACGATTGTCAGAATATGTTAAGATTTTGTGGAAACTGCAACATGTTACTGCATTACAGGGTGGTAACGATCATGCGTTACCGCCGGAATCCCTTTATCCATGGGGGATTCCTGCCTTAGTAGTAGTAGTAGTAACATAGTAACATAAATATATATATATATATAAAGAGAGAGAGATATTTCTCTCTATGTGTATATAAGGGGATGTATCCTTAAAAAGCGTTACTTCCGTTACTTTGACGCAATCGATTTAACATCAATGAGTTACGCCGTAACTGAGCCTGTTACTGGTGTTACCGATCCGGGGCGCTATCTGGGGTCGATTTCCGGGATTTTTCGCCCTGCAACCCGCATAAAATCTAGGAAAGTGAAAATAAACGAAAAAAATCTTCACTCCCACGGGGCGGTGTGGCATCTTGCCCATGTCGCCGCTGATGGCGCACAGAACCAGAACCAACTAACATGACAACAATCCGCACTACCACCGACAACACCGCACAAGTTCCGATCGCTTCCGCCATGGATGATTGCGGAACCAATGAAATCCGCACCATCGAAATGACGAAAGCCGAGGAACGCGAGTACAACAAGGGAATGGCCAAGCTCGCCGAAATGTGGGGCTGAATTTACCGGGGGTCGCGCATCCTACACGCGGACAACCCCAACCAACCAGAACCATGAATCAATACGAAAAACAAATAGTTAAACTGACCCTTGAGGCGTTCAAGGGGTTTGAACGAACCACCGATGTTCTAGTCTACCATGTCATTAGGTGCATGGCAGATGCAGTCACCCGGTTGCACTTCACATCCGTTGATCACCGCATGGCGATCGAGGATGCCGTACTGACTGAACTTGAGAAGAAAGGAGTGGAAGTCTGCTACTGATGAGAATGCCACCAGAACCACCACTTTGGCTAGGCGCATGCCTTGCCGCCCTGATCGGGTTTGCATTCATCGGCGCAATCATCGCTCTGCATTATCTCACCCGCTAAACCCATGCCACCCAAGCTAATCAGAAAGGCCGATGAATGGGGGTACAGCTATATTATCGAGACTCAAACCATGTCATACGGAGTGGAGCGAATCAGAATATGCAGCCGTAGCTCAAACCATCTTGGGAAATACGCAATCATCTGGGCCGGGAATTATCCCCTACAGATCGATCGTGATCGAGCCGCTAAAGTCCTCAAACAAACTAGAAAGGAAATAAAACATGACCAATACTGAATACCACGCTCATCCGAGCATATCGAAATCGGGCCTTGACCTGATTAACCGCAGCCCGGCCCACTACCGATGGGCAAAGGACAATCCACAGGATCCAACCCCGGCAATGCGTCTGGGTACACTCACTCATCTTGCTGTACTTGAGCCGGATAGGTTTAATTCTGAGTGTATCGTCATGCCGACATTGGACAGGCGCACCAAGGCCGGGAAAGAAGCATGGGAGGAATTTCAAGCCAACCACCCGGATCAGGAACTAATAACATCGGATGAGCATACGCGCATCACAGCAATCCGGGATGCGGTACGGGAGCACCCGATCGCTCGCAAGTTGCTCGATCAAATCGAGGGCGTCGAGGTTTCGATGTTCTGGACTGATCCGGCAACTGGCGTCGAGTGCCGCTGTCGCCCAGATGCGATCTTGGGCAATGGGATGCTAATTGATCTTAAGACAGCGCAGGATGCCGGGCCGGGATTCCATCGATCGGTAGCCAAATACCGCTACCATGTCCAAGCTGCATTTTACGGCGATGGCATGGGAGGCATGGAAGAAAGGCCGATGGTGTTTATCGCGGTTGAATCGTCAGCCCCACATCTGGTTGCCTGTCACATGATCAGCCCGGATTCGCTACTGGCGGGGCGGGAAGCATATAAGCGCAATCTCGAAACATATCTTGAATGCACCAAATCCGGCGAATGGCCGGGGTATCCAACAACCATAAACCAAATTGAACTCCCGCATTGGGAAATCGAAATTGAATAAACATGAAAACAGAACAATACACAGGGAAAGTATCGGGCATGAAAACAAGCCCATGGTTGGCGAGTGAAGATTTGTTGGGCATCTGCCCTCAGCAGGTCATCATCGCCGGGGTTTATAAGCATGAGGATGTGCCAATGGATGGCGGCAGGAAGGAAAAGCTGCTATTTGCGGTAGGGTTTGAGAAGATCCAAAAGCAGATGATCCTGAACGCCACCAATCGGAAATCTCTCAGTCGGCAATTCGGCGCTGATACCAAAAACTGGATCGGCAAGCAAGTGACGCTGACTGTCCAAGACGGCATCCGCAAGCCCGGAGGCCGGGCCGGGGAAACCACAACTGGTCTGAGGATCATTGACCCCGGGGCATCAGCCATAAAAACCGCAGCCGATGTAATGGAGGAGTTATCATGACACCATGGAGGACAGCGACAGTCGTAATCGGACGCGATCCGATCGTAACAATTGCGCTAATCCGGGCGCTTACAGAACCTGAACAGAAATCGACATGGAAAAGAATATGGAATTGGTTAGTAGAGCGTTGATGCGCTTGTCTAAGGTTAAATTGGGCATGGCTGAATCCGCTGCGCTTATGGTTTGCGAGGGTAAATCATCCGATGAAATCGCGGAACTTACCGGGACAACGCCAATTATTACTAGGGCTAGGATGAACCAATTAAAGCGCAAGGGCATGGTTAGAGTTAATTACAATCTGCGCGGGGTCGTATGGCATCGATCGATCGTGGCGGATTTGATAATCAAAGACGCAATCGGAGCATGATCAAGCTACGACCATATCAGGATGCGATGATTGATTCTGTCCGGCAATCCTACCGGGACGGCCATCAGCGGGTGCTGGTGGTCAGTCCCACCGGGTCAGGTAAGACAGTCGTATTCTGCTACATTGCACAGCAAGCACGGGCTAATCGCCGCCGGACAATGATCCTTGTTCATCGGCAGGAGCTAGTTGATCAAACCAGCAGGACGCTAACAGGGTTTAGCGTTCCTCATGGAGTAATTGCTGCCGGGCGGACTCAGGACAATTCCGAGCCTATTCAGATCGCATCGGTGCAGACGCTAATCCGCAGGATCGATAAAGTTTCAGCGCCAGATTTGATTGTAATCGATGAATGCTTTCCAGCGGGGACAATGGTTGACGGAATGCCGATTGAGTCGATCAATCCAGATGATTTAATTTCTAGCTTCAATCATGAAACGAATCAAATAGAGACTCATCGAGTTGTTAATGTCATGAGCCGTGAATACCATGGGCCATGGTTTAAAATCACAGATACTGATGGAGCAGAATTTATATGCACAGAGAATCACCCTATCTTCTTGGTTGGTAAAGGATATGTGCCAGCCAAGTGCCTGACATCGCATGATCTTGGGCTATTCTTGATCAAGTATGAAATGCCAGAATTGCGGAAAGATCAGACAACCCGACAAAAAACACCCAAAACATCAATACAAGTTTTGCTCGAGTTCATGCAGATATTCATTTCTAAAAGAGGCGA